GTAATGGCCAGACATGGGTTAACATACGCGTTGTTGATATAAGTTCCCGTATTGAAGTCAAAACGGTTTGTTGAACTTGTAACAGCAATCTGTGTGTTGGGTCCATCTAAGTAGGCAAAAGACGCTCGCATGGACTTCGTGGTGGTGCTGACATTGTCCCCAGTATTTTGTATAATATAGGACATGCCACCTCGTATCAAAACATATCCAGCTTGAAAGCATGAATATGGATCTCTACTGAGTGGATTGTCAACCCAGCCACCAACCGAACTGTAAAAGTCACCACCGGCTTTATAAGCACCAATTTGTAGTGATTTTACACTTCCAGTTGAGCCAAGATAAACTCTACAATGACGCAACAAAACTTGCTTCAGTGATGTAATTTTTTCACCAATGCAGTATTGTTCTGCTGCGGCTATGTCTTTCATTATCTTTGCGTTCCCTATGTCTACGACGTTTTCCTCGCCCTCCATGTCATCAATCTCGTTGATCTGGGGGGTAAAGTCGTCGTTCCACACGGGGACATTGCAAGCGTCTTTCAGAGCAGCGAACTCCAAATTTTCACCACCTGATACTTCACAAAGTATTTGTATACTGTTGGACACACTTGGCGGCGCGTTGAGAGGTGTGAGAACAACGCAAGAAATTCTTCCATTGTTTTCACCTGAATTTAACCATGGGCTGAGCGCCAAGAAAGGAACTCGAAAATGGAATTCAGATTTCTCCGAGATGTCAACAACCTCTGAGTGCACGAAAGCTGCATCATTCACCGTCATAGGGCCAACGTGCAGATTTGATGGCTCAAAGGCTATCAACAATTTGCCAGTGTGGAACTGAGTTTTTACAAATTTGAAGTGGAATATCAGATCACCTCGCCACAGGCCGAAGATGGATTGCACATATGCAACGGGTGCATAAGTATAGCAATTTCTACCTCCAACTGTGTACGGGGTGTAATACGCACCAGGGCGAACCCCAACGGTAAACAAGAGCGTGTTGTGCGGATCTGTAGTTGACCAAGTCGTGTCATAAAAATATGCTGCACGTTGGCAGATATACTTAATGGACAACTCGTCTATATCATTTCCAGCAAATCCTGGCAACACATCGATTTTTTGTCTACAGCTCATACCTAATGGTATGTTCGCATTTACACCATCAAAATTCAATGAATTAGGCTGCTGTAAATTAGACATGACTGCAGAACCATCGATGTCGCTAGGTTTACTGTACCCAAATGCTCGCGCAACATTCCCACACACTTCCGATACCCAAGATGCGGTCCCAGCAACTGATGACAGTTCTGGAATTTGACTCGCTACCTTTAGGGCTTCAGAAAATGTGTCGAATCTTCTCGACAAAGGCCCTGAGGCTTGCTCTTTTTCCGTCAAGTTGGCTTTTCTCCTCCCTCCAGACTGTACAGTCACAGAAGTGGGAATCATCACCTCGACGTCCTCGAAATGTAGAAACATACTCACTTGAATACTGGCCCCAGATCCGACGAGCGGACTATACACGGTTGTGTATAAGGTCGCCCAAGGGTTTGAACCTGAGACCAGATTATAGAAGAGTTCCGCATTCACGAAAGGAATTTTGAGATCGGCTTCAGTTTGTATGCCAATGTCAAGATCAACTCTGGGTTGCTGCGTTCTTGTTTGAAGATTGTACAAATACATTTTACCACTTGAAGCACCCTTAAGGGGCGTTCCAGGGATATAGTGGAACAATAGCCTACCTTGTGCAAATTTGTTAACAGATGCTACAAATTTGAGACACGCAGTGGCTCTAAATCCCATGAACCCTCTCAGCTTCTCCTTAAATATTACAGTAGAATTCATTCCACTGTCAAAAGGAATAGTCAAGTTGGACATGGTCGTACCGGCTACATCCGTAGTGGCCCACGTGAAAGTTTTAATCTCAAGTGGTTTCGCCAAGAATGTCCTTATATCCTGAACTATTGTTTCTTTTTGCCTAAACAAAGCGTTACTCAAGTTCATAATATCGAACGGTTGATATGAGACAGTTCCACGCCCATGCGTAAAATGCATAGTAGCAGAGCTAGTCTCAGCCGAATTTATCGCCCCTTGTGAATGGAGCTTCATATCCGAATCGTTGGACTCTGAATTTGTCTGTAAAGACATTTCTTGTTGATTTATTTGCGCAAGTGCGTTCATTTGCGGCTCAATACACTTATCTTGAACCGCGCACCCCGTTACCTGGCTGTTTTCAGACCCGCCTGGTGGTAAACTTAAACAAGTAGGGTCTTTGGTGTCCTCTACTGCGAGTGTGGCCCCGGTTACATTTACGGGGATTTCACCCGGAACCACCTCATTGGCAATAGCACCGTCATACCATTCCAATCGTAAACGATCAGAATAGTATTCAAAGTCGGAAGAGGGCAAATGAATGTCTTCTTCTCGTAAGCGCGCTTCAACGACATTGAAAATTTCATTAAAACGCTCTTTTCCATGCAGTGTTGCCTCGGACAAAGAATTGCACATGTTGTCTGCAATTCGTTGGCACACATTAGGGCCATGCCTATACCAATAGGTCATCTGCCGAACAGTGTCCCAATCGAGAGGGGCCAACCATCTTTTCCCATTCCATCTGAATCCTCTTTTCAAAAATGTTACTTCCTCAAGTCGCTTGCAAATGGGTAGAACAGCAGACTTGTTTTCATCTGTATATTCTAAACCAAAAGTACGCAACGCGATTTGTATAGTCCTATAATTGAAAAATTCGAGGGCTTCTTTGGAGACCGAGATCAGGTTATCGTCCCCATAAGCGACTAGGAACACTTCTGTTCTGAATCTGGATAGCGAATACACGCTACCCCCCATACACACCACCCATGCCATGCGCAAAACAATATTCACATAAATACTGTTTATAACAGTGGTCAAAGGGTTTCCGGACGGATTTGAGTGGTCCCATTCGAACCACACTCCAGAATTGATATGGTGGGAGTTCCAGATGTCATGCCAAAGTAATCTCCTCATCTCACTATGGCCGTCATTGTACCACGAGTTTACAATTTCTAAAATTTCCTGCAAAATCATTGAGTACTGTGTGGCATCAAATTTTGAAAAGTCCCCAGCGATGATGTTGTTTCCTTTTGACAACAACATTTTAGCCAGTTGGTTCCATTCGAGTGAAATAGGATTTATTCCGATGGCGGCACCATTCACTACTCTTTTCTCTAAGTAAAATTCGACAAAGCTGCCGAAGTACCTCTTGATTAAAATAGTGTACGGCAATGGGCAAGGTGTGAACATTCGTGTATCACGTTTGTCCACCTTCTCAATTGGCCTAAGCTCATCTTTTAAGCAGTCAGCATAGAAGAATAGCGGTCTTTCGCCATACAAGAGCATGTTTTCTTTTTCATTCACATCTTTTCTTAGTTGCAAAGCTAATTTGGTATTAAAATCAAAATCAGCTTCCTCTCCGAAGATGTCCCATTTTCCGGGTTTGTCAACATACAAGTTGTATGGATATCCAGCGCTTGTGTTTCTCGCAATGCGGTTCACAAACGGTCTTCCCTCAATACCAGCAACGGCCTGTTCGAAAGAAAAAATTTCTCTCTTCTCCCACGCTATGTTGTTGAGCGTCTGACCATAGTGTTCTCGAGCTGCTTTCAAAGCTTGAGCATCAACCTGGCGATTAGGTTGCGCATACTTGAGCAAAGCCTTCTCCATCGGATTGCCGACAGAATCGGGCCTCAGTTTTGCGGGTTCCTTTAAACTTCGTCCAAGCAAACCATAACAGGGTGACCTCCTCAATTTTGACTTACCAATTGGAAAGTATTCATGAGGTGACGCACCGTTGATTTGCATAGAGAACAACATCGCGCTGTCAAACGGTACTCCCTGGGCCTGCACTGACACACGAGTAAACCTTTTGAGTTGGTCCTGCAAAAATTCCCTTGTACACACCACTGCGATTGCTAGTGATGATTGATGGTTAAATCCCGCATGAATTCCAACTATTCGGCCACCGGCTGTCCAATCCTCGTTAAGCAACACAAGTGATCCACAGTCCCCAGACTCAGTCTTGGTACTGGTCGTGATGTAATCACTCCACTTAGTATTGCCGTCACGGGAGACATCGACGGTAACAGTTGACCTGCTTGCTGAACGTAGATAGGGTTGAATGCCACATGCAGATTCACTATTCCTTATGTAATATCCTACAGTAGGAAAAGGCTTATCGCCGTACACTTCAAAATTACATTCTGAAGCAAACAACTTCGTAATGTCTGCATGGGGTCTCACTCCGGTCAGCTTGACAATCCACAAATCGCGCTTATATTCATCTTCAGTGGGCGGTTGTGACACCATGTTTGATAACATGATGCCAGTGTGCGCTTCCTTCCAATGACCATTAAAGAAGTCAGCTGGTTTGCAAAGGAAAAACATTTCATGTTTCTCTTTCAGCTTCTCAAAGTGACCGTGATAGTGAGCATTCATCAAAAAGATTTCTCCTTTTAAGAACACCCCACAGGCAACAAGAATTCCCTCTTTTGTCAGGAAACAATACCAATTGCTTTTGATAACCTTTCCGGCCACATCATCTGTAGTTTTACATATACTACGAAACTGTGGTTGCAGCATAGGAATGTTTGCAAGAGGCACTGTTTGCTTGACAGTGGTCCTAGCGTGTTGTAGCTTTCCGCCTATCAAACCGACGGATTGCAACTCGCTGTCCTCAAAACAATGTCCATCAGAGTAGTTGTCAACTAACTCTTTGGGTATGAGGTAATGAGAGCCATCATCAGTCTTGTCACTAAAAAGTGAAATAACATTTTTGAGGGTTCTCTTCCCCATATTTGAGGAGAACAGCTTGTACAAACCATATGCTCCAACAGACACCAGCAAAACCGGGCGCAAAATGTTCACCCATAGTCCCTTAAAGAACGGCAGAATTCCGCAACGTCCGATATTGTTGAGAAAAGGAATTTCTCCCTTTCCCAACTCAGGATTTTCTCTCGAAGGGCTAAACCACTGTGGTGTGTGGGCTTGCCACCAACGGCGTCCCAATTCTTCTGGATCATCATAGTCCATTTGATCAACCACGGCAAAGTCCTTAAGGGCGGCTTTGATTTCCTTGGCTCTCTTCTCGCGAATCTCATTCAAGTATCCACCATTGTTCACGTGGTGTTGCTTGAATTGTCCAACAAGTAAGGAGACAAACTCATCGTACCCATACATCCCGACATCCTCGTCTTTCTTTGGTCCACCTTTCAAGTGAAATTCATACACATCTGTGTTGAACCCACGGAGTTTGGCGGAATCGAGTCTACGACGTTCAAGAGTTGCATTAGGATCAATACAATACTCTTTCTTTGGATACACACTTGCAATGACATCAAACCGACGTCTCAGAGCTTCAGGTTCTCTGAGAACGGAGCTCTGCAAATTGTCATTATTGGTCGTTGCAAAAATCATCTTAGACGAAAAGTAATGATTTGCTTTATCATCTATAGATGCCATGTGCAGCAAGTAGGGAAAAACGTTACTGGCACGAATGACTTTCATCGCTTCACAATCGGCATCAGATTTGTCGTCAAATGTCTGGAGAAAGTCATCAAACACGCACACAAATTGATCCTTATATCCATCCCAGTATTTCGTTTCGAAAGCACATGAATACACAAAATCCATGTTGTTCTTGGCGAACCTGAGCAGATCTTCCTCAGGTAAGACCCTGGAAAGAAGAGAATCAATAAGGGGAATGGTGACGGCAGACTTACCAACACCGGATCTACCAGATAACATTACAGTGAAGGGTTTTTCATGTAATTGGTTCTTGTCAAACGCTGCACGCTTGAAAGGTTCAAGAATCTTCTCTAGTAGCCTACGGCCATCATGTATAATGTCTACATGAGCTCTACCGTCAGGCCCAGCGGCGCGATATTCTTTCATCAACTCAAAACCGCGAGTCTCTAGAGCCCGCAATTCATCGTAGTTGATGGAGTCTATAAGGAGCTTACCCTTCCTCTGTTGAGAGGAATAATACTCTACTTTGGCCAGCCATTCACCAACTTCTTGGCGACACTGAGTAAATAAGCGGTCGTAATCATATCCGCAAATATCAACCCGAACAAAGGAATAAACTTTATCGAGCATATCTATCACGAAAGTGAGATTGTCTTGCAGTGACTTCATAACCCTAGGCTGATTATTGAACAGCTTAAAACAAGAGTTGAACTTGTCCTTCCACTCATTATCAGTGTATAAACCAAGCGTCATGATAGTAAAAACAATCTGCGACACGCACTTCGTATCAATGCTGAAAGCTTGCTCTTCCGCGGGATTAAACATGTCCTTTAGACGAGAAGCGATTTTGTCCCCAACAAGAACGGCTCCAATAGTTCCAATCACGCCACACAGGGCTATTTTGTTCTCTTTGAGAGCAGTTGGGGGACGCAACCATAAAAGGCTCAAAACGAGGGCACCAGCCAACGGTTTCAACACAGTACTCACATCAAGAGTGACGTGATGATTCACTTCCACACCTTTTTCTAGGTTTAGACGCAACTCTTCTACTGCATCCACGATGTCGTTAATGCTAGTACCCGAGGCAAACAAATCGCTGAGGCCGGCAAATCCCGGCACATTGAATTGTGTCTCAAAAGACTCGTCGGATCTAGCACGTTTCTCATCGCGCAAGTAAGACAATACACGAGTCGAAACTCTACCGATTGAATCAACGGCCATTCTGTCCACGCAATTGGGTCTCGCCCTACGGGGTTGATCAACTTTCAAGAATTTTGGTTCTATCTTGTTGCTCCTCCCCTTGCCTTTCTTGAATGTCCTAAGAGGTCTCATTTGAGTCTCATACGGCCATTCTTCAACAAGGTAATCTTGAAGAAGACGTGCAAAACGACACATGGTTACGTGGGGTTCACGATTAGGGTTGGCCAGAGCTTGTAAGAAGATGTCCAAGATGGTTTCATCCGTAAGGATCAATACATCGGACAAAGTCCCAATATTTTCTTGAAGAAGATACCACAAGCTACCAGCCGTCGGTCGTGAAAAATTGTACCTAGGACAAAGCAATCGAATGAAGTGTGGATACACCTCATACCATACATCTTGTGGAACTCTAGGACAAATTCTACACAGTTCACTACTCTCACACTCAAATGAGTAAGAGCGATTATACCTGTGTGAACACGTCAATGATTGACATTGCGAAGCTTCGCCCCAAGAAAAAGGAAAACATCTCTTCAAATATGATATAACATCATCAGAGGCAGATGGTCCATTAGACAAGAGGTCTATCACCTCGCAACGGCATTTTGCACATGACATAACTTTTTGTGGTCTAGTGGCGTCACTACTAGACAGGATGTTAACGCTCTCCCCATGCGACCCATATAGGGCGTTCAAGTTTTGTGACATAGCTTTTTGAGGACTAGCTTCGTCAGAGCTAGACAGGATGTTGACGCTATTCCCGTGCGACCTCAGCTTATGGATGAGGCACTCCATGTTTACGAAAGTATTCATTTTCATAAGTATTGAGTTAACGTGACAAACGCACGACTCGTGAGCCCGAGTTAGCCAGCAGTTTAAAGATATGCTAAGATCCAAGGTTTTAGTTTTTGCTTTTTAAAGTGCTGAGACTGTAAGAGCTTCGTACCAATTCTATGTAACTCCATTTCGAATTGATAGAAACTTCCCATTACACTGTGAGGTTACCTGTAAAGGATTTCAACAACTCCATTGCACAATAAATTGCGCAACATAAGTGTCGCATTTTAAAACACTCCGAAGAGTGGCCAAACATGCTACATGCCGTCTCCGACATGTAATCATGACAGAGAGCCACCGACAAGCAGCACATCAGATAGTAAATCAGCGTATCTGTTGTGATGTACAATCTGAGAGAACGTATAAAATCCAATTTTAT